AATTACTACCATATCCCAATACTACGGCTATCAAAGGAGTAAATATATAGGAGCCCATCCATCCTGGAATATTTGTATGTGGTATATATCCTCCATCCCATAGCAACATAAATATCCCAATTGCAATTGCTACGACAAATGATATAACAAAACGTATTCCAGTATCGACACCTGACTTAGGGGTTGGTGTATCCGATGTAATAACAGGATCCGTAGTAACAGGAGCAGACATATCTGATATGTCTTAATGCAAAAATACCAGGATAATCAACCCACTTATTAACAGATGGCTGCGCAACTTGATCTAAAATTCTTCAAAAAGGCTAAGAAAGTCGACCGGGCTATAGAAATAACTGATAATGAAGCTATCATTCCGGCAGTAAAAGATAGTCCTGAAATAAGAGTTAAATTACCAAATCGTCGTTTAAAAACTTTTGAAGAAAGGCTTCTAATTCTCGAGGAAAGGACGAATAATCTTACAGAGATTGAAGAAGAAATAGAAGTTGAACGTAAACGCCTACTAGCTCTCGTAAAATCATTCAATCAAACAAATTCAGGAGCTTCTGAAGTCGTTGCACAGAATCTTAAAATACAAGGGTTAATGGAAAAGCGCTCTGCTATCGATAGGCCTGAGAAATGGATTGAAGATCTAACAGGGTTAACCTTAAAAGATGTATTTGAGAGTAAGAGAGATATTAGAAAAATAGGAAGTGGTGCTATAGTTCATCAGATAAAGCGTCGAGTAGAGCCTATCTCAAGCCTCTATATTGACTTTGAAGCAGAAGCTAAGGCAGTAGAGCCAATTATTGAGGCTCCTCCCCTTGAAGCTGAATCTGTACAAGCTCCTAAGACCGCTGAACAAGTAGCACAGGGAGTCATAATCGGAAGAAGAACCTTGCTAAAGAAGAAGCCAATTTAACCAGATAAGGGATATTCTTTCAAGTTCTTTTCATTCTTATCACAATTTACTTCTTCAACTTTATATCTATAACAAGCTCCATTTGGATCCTTATATACTAAAGCATCTACAGTTGTCGGATGAGGATATTTGTAAATAACCTCATGCGCTCCACGTCCACCAACCGCCAGATATGCCACTCCACACGTCACACCTATTAGAAACGGTAGCACGTGAAAAAATGTAAGAGGGCTACCCATCTTATCCTAAGCAGGATATAGAAGTAAAAGATGATCGTAGATGCAATTAAAAACCCATTATTTGGTTCCCTAGTTTCATTTATGCTAGGCCTAGCGATTGTCTTGATAATTGCTCCTATTTGTCATGGAAAAGAGTGTATGATTGTGAAAGCTCCTCCTATTCACGAAGTTCGCGATTCTATTTACCATATTGGCACAAAGTGTTATAAGTTTGAAACAGTTCAACTAGATTGCCCTGCACAAGGTGTTGTTGAAGCATTTGAGAATGTTAGGATGTAAATCCCTGCGCTTAGAGACCCCGGGTTTCTTTACGCTTAACAAAAAGAATGGCAAACGCAGGCACACTACTATCTGACCTAGACGGGAAGGCCCCTCTAGCTGGAGATGGAGATCTCGTTAAAATGATTTACCAGGACATGAATTCTGGTCAAGATACGCGTCCGGGCATCCCATCAGCTATGGCTCCTGGGGGTGTTCAAAGCCCTATGATGCCAATGGCTCCTCCCCAGCAATCGACCCAGCAATATCAGATGGATCCTAATCCCCATACCGCGCATATTATTGGTGGTCAGCACCCAACATCAGCTGACTTTGCTCAGATGCTTCAGAGTTCTAGTCCGGGATTTGCAGCAGCAGGTAACTGGGGGCAACCTGAGGTATCACAGCAATCCCAGCTTGCCGCTCAAATTGCTTCTATACAAGCAAGCCAGGGGAAGGCATGGAGCAATTATATTGGAGATGAACTAAAGACACCTATTCTCATTGCGATCCTTGTATTTCTAGTAAACCTTCCATTCTTGAGTGTTTTAGTAGCACATTATGCTCCATGGATGTTAAAGTCTTCCGGTGATATGAATATCTATGGCCAGCTTTCTAAAGCATTTCTTGTTGGGGGCCTCTTCTGGAGTGCAAACCGTATATTTCTTCCTTTACTAGGTTAAGATAGATGAAGGCCACTGAGTGTACTCTTTGTATAAGTGTAGTTATTGTTTCTCTCATAGTACTTATAGCAATTGGATATTTTTCAGTGTCGATGTTACTTGTAGCAACAGGATCCGCTGCAATTGTATATTCTCTTACTAGCTCACTAACTTTTTCTACGATTGGTGCACTTACAGCTCTCGTTGGAATGGTAGTTTTAACACGATATGGAATTATCGGTAAATCTGAGGCATTCAATGTTCACACTCCTCCTAGCAAAATAGCAAGTGATTTGAGAGCCATTAAGAGTCAGTATACTTATACTAAGCCTGATACCGAAGAACCTTACTATGATGGAAATGAGGGATTTATAAATCAGGTCTTTCAAAATATTAGTAAAGCAGGATATACTAGTCCCGGCTTTGGAGTGGGTGCTCCCTTAGTGGAAGGATTTCAAGATGAAAGTCCTACTAAGAAAGAGGCTACCCCTGCCCCTACAATAAAGAAGGAAGAATTAGCAGTTCCTTTTAAGCTTGGTGAAATTCCCAGTCAAGTTAAGAATGGGCCCCACATTGATGTAGGATCTACTCTCATGAAGGCTATTCAAGATCTAAATCCTGAACAAATAAATGCCATGACTAAAGATACTAAGCAACTTATCGATACTCAGAAAAGCTTGATGGGAATGCTTGGAACAATGAAGCCTATGATGCAGGATGGAAAGGAATTAATGGAAACTTTTCAACAAATGTTTGGAAAGTAAAGTAAATCTTATAATATCATTCTAACGGAAGCACTGCATCCATTAGAATGACACGTCGTTGTCCACCTGGGATGGTATGTTTTCCGAATTCATTCAGTATAATTTCATGGCCATCAGTTGCACTTATACTTATCGTCCTTGTAGCAGTTGCACTTGTTATCTCATCAAATAGCCAAAGGATACCAATTATGGTAATGCCTGCCCAGGCTCCTGATGTGAAGGTAAATGTGAAATCAGGAGATGGTAGGTATTCGAGAGCTCCTGAAGCCGAGCGTGAATGGGTAGCTCCTCCAGATCTTTCACGTCTGCCAACCGGTGGATTCAATATTCCTACACAGGGTATTCCTGAAGAATATCAGTCAATGGGAATTGTAAAAACAAACGATGGCAAACTTCTACCCCTCTACGGTCGCCGTTCTATATCAAGTCGTGATCGCTATAACTATTATACTAGGACTGATACATATAATCCAATACCTATACCCGTTGAAATTAAGGGTCGCGATTGTCAAGACCAGGTTGGATGTCCAGAACTCTATAATGGTGACAAAGTAAAACTATCAGCCACCGATGAATCTGGAGAAGTTACGATATACAGGGTGCGAGATATAATCCGCTAAACAAACACAGTGTACAATAAGTAGAATGTCTGATAGCACCTGTCAAGCAGGTGACACAACGGGATTTCCAATTAAATTATCTCAGTCACTGCATTCAACCTGGCCAGCTACAAGTGATGCCCAGGGTCAATTGAAAAAATTAACTGTTCCGACAGATTTTTCTATTCAATGGGGGCCACCCACGCAATCAGCACAAGTTTCCGTTAGACATACAACGGCTACAAGTGGTGTACCAGGTGTATTTCAGATTAGTGGCATTTCAACTATAACAGAAGCTACTAGTTTGACATATGGGAGTGCTACATATTCTTGTTCAGGTATATTATCAGTTGTTCAGAATCAACATCTTGCATTTTGTAGTGATTTAAATGCACAATATGAAGTTATTTTGGCATTTCAGATAAAAAATAAGGAACAAAATCCTTCTTCACCAGATATTATACTAGTTTGTCGCCCTATAGTATTTTCTGATAAGAATAGTTCACCATTTTGGCCTGCTGTTGATGAGGCTGCTGTAAGAAAAACTCCACAGAATGTTGCGCTAGATATGTCTACAATGTTTGGCTTTGATTCTTCTACTTTAATGCCGATGATTACGTATCAAACATGTTTACCCGTTAAGGTCTTAAATTATAATTCACAACCATATTTTTATGGAAGTCTGCGTGTACGTGTAAATGTTGTACAACAACCAATACATATGGTAGCAACTGAAAATGGCTTAGGAAAATGTAGCTCCATTAGAAAATATACATTGATAACATCTGGTTCTGGACCTGTTAGCATATTTAATGGGACCTCACCGAATACTATATTACAATTTCGTGACGGATATGGATCTGATCTTTTTCCAACTCAGACTACTAAAGAAAATTTAGTTCCCAGCCCTGCAACATCTTCAATTTCTGCATTTGATGATATTATGGATACCCTTGAAATTCAAGTTCCTGAATCATTAATTGGAAAGTCACTTGCTCAATTAGCAATTACTACAAAAGTAGAACCAGTAAAATATAAAAAAAAGGCATTCAAGTGTTATACAGTTGACCCTTTGAAAGATATTAAGGGTGACCAAATTATGATTGATCCTACAACTGGCGAAAGGCTAAAAGATATTCTTGAAAAGGATACTGTAAATGCAGATGGTTCTATAATTACAGGTAAGGTTTCATATATCTTATATGGAAATGGTATAACAGGAGATATTCCTGTTCAAAAGTTTTTTCCAATTCCAAAGGGTGATATGGTACAATATGATGGTGCATTTATGTTTATAGCGCAGGATTCAAAGAATATTAAGGCAGTTGTTGCCCAAAAAGCGGAATTGGATACATCTAAAGAAAATTCTATACCTCAATATGCTGTTAGTTTTACTGGAGACTTAAGTAAAATTAATAAAGCAGATGATATTCAACAATATATTACTAGAGATAATATAAATGTAGAATCATTTGCAGTTAAGGTTAGTTATGAAACTCAACAAAACTTGGGTTCTTCCGGCATATTACCAGGTGATATTGAGAATGCACTTGTAATTATATTGATTGTGATTGGTAGCATATTATTATTTGGATATTCTGGATATATTTTACATATGTGGTTTTATCAAGATAATGGGTTTAGTAATTCAGCCATTCATATTGCAATTTTTGTAATTCTACTTGGAGCTTTAATTGTATTTGCCACGTTTACTGGAAAGTCTACGGAAGATTCCGATAGTTAGATAGATATGTCAAGTGCACTAGCAGTATTAATATGGTTGATATCTATCGGAATATCAGCCATATTGATTGGTTACTTTTTAAGAGATTTACAGAAACCTCAACAGAAAGAGGGTTTTACAATGCTCACATGCCCATCTGGTTCTGTAAGTTATATTACTCGCGATGGATATACTCAATGTTGTAATGGAGATGTTATTGATGGATGGTGTTCAGGAAATGATATATGCACTTTATCTCCAAAGAGTAATAATAATTTGCCAACATGTGCTGATTTAACTAAATCTAATTTAGCTGATGCAGGTGTAAATTTATGTCCTACTGGAATACCAAATTACTTTGCCTCACACAATGGATCTATAAGAGGGTGCTCAGTATCTCAACCATTACCTAATGGAATAGGACCTTCAGATCCTAATCAATTACAATGTATTCTATATCGCACTGCTGAACTTGATAGGATAAAGTTGGATAGTTGTTATAACTATACTCTACGACAGAGTCAGATAGCTCAGTTAGAACAATGTTCACCTAGTGCACAAGGCGGACAAGGAGCACAAAGGGTACTAGGGGCATTACAAGCGCCACAAGCATTACAAGCACCACAGGCAATACAAGCACCACAGTCAATACAAGCAACACAGGGAATACAAGCACCACAGGCAATACAAGCATTACAAGCACAAAATTCTACAGGGTATCTTATTTATGGAGGTGATATTTCAGGTGCATTGCCAGTAACTAAGATATTTGACGGCTTTGGACCAGGTGATAAAACACCATCTTTTAAAGTACATTGTGCTCAGGATGGTCAATTTATAAAATATGTGGTAGTTGATAGTGCTTATACCAAGATACTTAATACACGTTATTTTACTGGAAATCTTTCAGATATAAAAGACTTTGCTTCTTTTCATCAAACTTCAGGAAAAGTAGGGACTACCCAAGCTAATTATAATATCAAGAAATCAGATGGAACTGGAATACTTCTTTCATCATAATAATCTTTAATCGCTATATCCATTTTTATTTCCATGCTCCAAAGCTTCTACATGCTTTGAATCATCGGGAAAGAGGCGTTCAGATCTTGTGCCTAGATGCTCAGTATCAAGACTGTGTTTCTCATCAATAGAATGAGAAGGAGCTCTAAATTCATTATCCTGGCTTTCAGACTTTGACGTGAAATCTGCGGTATCATATGTCTCATCAGAAGCACCCCCATGTTCTAATCTCTTCATAGCATGGCTATACCATTCATTCGAAGTATCACTTTTATACTCTCCTGTAATATTACCACCTCCTAAAATTGCCATGACATCACGATTATGATGGTGAATATATAGTCCAGTAATTAAAATGAATAGCCCTAGTGCCAAATACTTATCATAAGATAGAGAGCCAAGAATAATTAAGATAAATGCAATACGCACCGGAACTGTATCAAGGGTTGATCCAAGTCTCCATGATATCTTGTTTATAACAAGAAATGCTAGAAGTAAAACTATTAGTATTCCTACTTTCATGAGATCCATCGCTATTTCTAAAGCTTCTTGCGGTATAAAAATTGACTCTTTTGTTCTTATTCTTAATAATATAAAGAATGTCAGTCCTAACAACACATGGTTATGCGGTATTGAAATCTTCTCTAACGAAGGAGCAACTAGATAAGATAAAGACTGATCTTACAGTAAAACCAAAGACAATGCAAAGATTCGGACCAGCTCTAGATAATGAATTTCCCGTTTATCTAGAATCAGCTACTCGTCTTTATTTGCCACGTGTATGGGCAAAAGATAATCTAGGACCTCCCCAGGAATCCGTAATGGCTGATGGAATCCCTTTGCCTCCTGAACTTAAGTTTATTGGGAAGCCATATGATTATCAGGAGGGAATCATTAAGAAATTTCTAGATGCAAATGCAAATGGACTCATTTGCGTCCCTTGTGGAAAAGGCAAGACATTTATGGCTCTAGCAATTGCTTTTCGCCTAGCACATAGATTTATGGTTGTCGTTGATAAGGAGTTTCTGTTAGATCAGTGGGCCGGAGAGATGCGCTCACTTATACCTGGAATTCGTATTGGAAGATTTCAGGCTGAAAAGATGGAAGTAGATCCTGAACAATATGATTGCACTATCTGTATGATTCAGACTATCGTAAAACGACAGATCCCTGAATCTGTTCTACGCTCTTACAAATTCACAATCTTTGATGAATGTCATCACCTGGGAGCTAGTCATTTTAGTAAGGTCTTGGGTAAACTACAAACCAAACACATGCTTGGACTCAGTGCTACTCCTAAGAGGGATGATGGGCTCACAAAGGTCTTTGAGTGGCACTTGGGTAAGCCTGTTTATTGGGAGAAGACCAGGGAGGCTGATGAAACTGTCACGGTAGAAGTCTTACGATTCTCCAGTGACGATATCCAATATAAGGAAACTCCAACAAATTGGAGAGGTGAAACTGTTATAGCTACTCTTCTTACAAATATCATAACATGTGGTGAAAGAAATGTATTTATCACCGATAGGTTAAAAGAATTAATTAAAGAGCCCAATCGTCGAATCCTAGTCTTATCTGAACGCATTTCACACCTGGAATCACTGGAAGTTCTAATGAAGCCAACAGGGTGTGTCATGGGATATTATATTGGTGGAATGAAGACTGCTACACGTGATTTGGCAGCAGAAGAAGCTCAAATCTTATGGGCTACTTATGCTATGGCAAGTGAGGCCATGAATATTAAGACTCTCAATTGCGTTTTAATGGCGAGTCCGAGAAGAAAGATTGAGCAGAGCACAGGGCGTATATTGAGACAAAGGCCTGAAGATAGGAAAGTAGCACCTATCATTGTAGATGTAGTTGATATTCATAAATCATTACAATCTCAATCTCGTGAACGCATTTCATACTATAAGAAATGTGGTTACAAGATTATGGATAGTGATGCTTCAGAGGAGGTAATGAAGAAGAAGGAAGGTCCTGTGACTTATGGGTTTATTGATGAATAATTACTTACGATTCTTACGCGTCTTTTTATTCTTACGATTCTTCTTAGGGCGTCTACGTCCAGCTACCTGTGTGCAAGCCTTCGACCATGCATTGGTATTTAGGGGCTGATTCAATAGAATGGGAGCACCTGTAGAACCAGTCCATTGACTAGGACCAGTTGTGTAACGAGCAGTAGGAGCTTCGTAGACACCCATATCCTTCGCTGCAACTAAACCAACACCGCCACGCTGATTTAGGGGATTTACGTGATTAGGTGTACATGGTAATTTATTGATTACAGGAAACCCAGCAATTGACTGAGTTAAATCATTCTCATATCTACCTCCCCTCATGATACCACTGCCGGGTAAGCCTCCAGCATTAGAATAAGAAAGTTGACCGGGGCGACTTACACTTACACATGCATCGTATAATTTATTTACCATAAGTCCATTAGGTAAACCAGGATTCAAGGGACCACCGGGCCCCCAACCAGATCCCTGACCACCACCTCTTTTTACATTACGTCTATTTTTACGAGATTTACCAGCCATTCTATTTATTAGCTATATTTTCTATTTTGTATGGGCCAAATCTTTCTTAAATATTTCTTTAATCTTGGAATTATAATCAACAATCGAAATGGGTTTCATATTTGGTGACATTTTCTTACATAGGGGTGCATTTTTATAAGTATTATACAAGCTATTTGTAATCTTTCTCAATACATGAACAGGTGTTTGTGGCATACCGAAGAATGAGAATAAGCAATTATGTATTCCAAATTTCTCATATATTTCATTATATATTTTAGGGGGTATACGAAAGTTAGATCCTTTCTTTATAGCTCCTAGAGCAATTGTTGACCAGCTATCATTTACAGGTGGTATTATTCTTCTTGTGCTAAATTCGCAAACTAGAATTAATAAGTTTATTATATCCTCGAGGTATTTTTCTGGGAAATAATCAAAAATACGCAACTCAATACCATGTCTAGTAAATTTATTATAATTGAAATCATATCCAATTGTTTCAGGAGGATTATAAGGAGAATTTTTATGCAATTCAGTAAAATATATTTTTTGTTTATTGTAATCAAAGGTATCTAGAAGTTTTCCTTTCTCCATTATCTTAGTATCATAAGTTCCTAAGCCGATGTAACGACTGAAACCAAGCCTTTGAGATCCACCGCTATAACTAGGATTTAGTATATGTAGTATATCTGGCGAACCATATACAGCTACAAGAAGTGGTTCAATCCATTGAATTGCACGAATTGCATTCGAATGTATTCTTTTGAATTTATAAGGATTTCTTATATCACCGTCTTTATCAATTCCAGTTGGCAATGTAATATTAATGTGATATGTTCCATTATTACAAATTGCCACATTATTAGGATTCGTCATGAATTTTGCAAATCCATAATTATGATCTGGAAATACAACTTCCTTATTAAAAACCTTTTGTTTATTAATTTCTTTTAGGAAGGTTGCCTTGATTTCCTTTAATTCATTTACTACTGATACAACATTTGTTCTGTAAAAATGAAAGGTTGTAAACTCAAGGGTATCCCCATCATATATCATATTTTTCTCAAATAGCAGATTAAATACCGGACTCCTCTCTTTTAAAACGTCATTAATGGTTTTCCCACTAAACTTAGGATTCCCCTTGATTTCCTTTGTATATAGGGTCATATGCTCCCCAGATAAATCGGTCTTTTGAAACTGATATCCATTTATATATTCAGGTATAGTTATACTATCAGGAATCTTTTCTAGGGTATTTTTTAGTATATCTTCTTTATAATTAGCCCAATAGTTTACTGAATATCTCTCCCTTTTACGATTATTTAAAATGAAATCTTTTGATACCTTTACAGGATCCTTAAACATAATATACGATTCATTCTCGATACCAATACCCCAATATTCAGTATCAGATTTTTTTAAGTTATCATAAAAATCAATGTATTTCTGATGCTTATTCTGATACTTGTTTACAAATACTTGCCTAATTTCATTTTCCATTCTACAATAGTAATTTATAAAACACTTGTAACAACATAGGATTCAAAGTCTTCATTCCACTCAGCCATAACACGTAATGGCTCTCCTGTAGCTTTCTTGAGTTGCAGGGCCTGACTTATAGATAAAGTCTGAATTGCAGCGCGACCCATATTGGTTCCATCTGAATCAAGAATGTCATATAGATCTGGTTTTCCAATAACAGGTTCACATCTAAAGTCTGATGGACCACTAGTAATCTTTGGTTTAGCAGGTGGCACGTATGTAACTTTCAGAAGGCGAAATGTAGGTAGTTCAGGCATTAGACAAAGATTGCCACCACTTAGACTCTGAATTGCTTCCTTTACAGAAATCAGAGGTAGAACATCTGCAATCTTAATTTGCCAGTTTAGTTGAAATCTCTTGTCCTCATACCATACGAAATCTGAGAATTTTTGAACTAATGTAAATCTATCCTTAAAAGATTTAGTAGAACGTATTTGTTCTCCAGCTGAAACAATACAGTCCTCTATCTGTATAAGTCCCTCACTGTGAAAGATACTTATTGCAAAGACCCATGTATCTTCCAGAACCTCTCTGTCCAAGCGCATTGGTATAACATTTGGTTTATCTGGTTGAGATTCATCTACAATAAGAGGTCTGAATTCATTTCCTATAATAAGAAGTCCTTGCCTTCCTTTATAAGGGCGTGCATAAGCTACGTACTTGTTTGCTTTAATGCGCTGGTCATCTCTGTCGGGTTTATAGGAAACGGCTGGGGCTCGCAGAATATCAGGGTAAGAATCTGGTATTGTGCGAATCCAATTACGTTCTTCGTAAGATGGGTTCAATAATCTTGGGGTATCCGATTGGATCTTAGAGCTTCTAGGGTGTTTGTGCATCTACTTGTATATAGATGTTTTAGGTTTAGGCTTCTTTTAATTCCGGTATTCTATATTGGTGCGTATGATAAATCAATAAAATATAAGTATTACATATTATGGAACTAGCAAGGTTACAGTGTGTTATTTGTGAAAATAAAGAATTAAAATCTATTTATACACTTACTAACTATCCAATATCACCTACATCAACCCACCTTGAAGAAAATACAGATGAATATAAAGATTGTGTATTTTTATCTTGTGTAAATTGTGGATGTATCCAACTTAAAAATCTTATAGCTCCTGAAAAACTATATGCAAACTTACATAATTCAACTGAAAATACCCCCACATGGAAAAACCATCATATAGAGTTTGCATCTTTTATAAAATCACATGATACAAATGGTGTATTTCTTGAAATTGGAGGAAATTCAGGAGTTCTTTATAATATATTAAAAGATTATGTAAAAAATTACACTATTATGGATCTGTGTAAGAGTCCACTCCTTCCTAAAGAGGTTACCTTTATACAAGGTAACTGTGAAACATATAATATTATAAATACTAATTGTGTAATAATGTCTCACACATTAGAGCATTTATATAATCCAAGGGTTTTAATAAATAATCTTAATAAGTCTGGAGTAAAATATGTATTTATTTCTATACCTAATATGGATAGTCTTTATAATACAAAGAATATATCAATTATTCATAATGAACATACATTTTTTCTAGGAGATAATGAAATTAAATATATATTTGCACAATACGGTTATAAGTCTTTACAGTCATATGATTTTAGAAATCACTCACGATTCTATTATTTTGTATATGACAATACTACGGTAAGCATTCCATTGATTAAAAATATAGCTTCTTCTGAAGGTATACAAACCCTATTAAAATATTATGAAAGTAAGATTTCTAATATTACAATACACACACCGTGTTATATATGCCCTGGTGGTCACTATGGTCAAAAAATATATTATTATCTAAGAAAATATAAGGATTATATAAAGGGTTTTCTTGACAATGACCCTACTAAACAGGGGCAACGTGTATATGGCACATCGTCATTTGTGTATTCTCCAAGTGAATTATTAAAATGTAATAATACACCTGTAACTATAATTCTATATGCTGGCCCATATACAGAAGAACTTAAAACACAATTAAATTTAATTCATTCATCTATTACATTTATTTCATTGTGAATTTCTAAAAAGCCGAATATATTCCAGGGTCTGATTATCTTATTTACAATATTCTATTTATTCTTACGCGTCTTCTTTTTAGAAACCCTAGATTTCATTGTTATACGACGACCCCCTAAATCAGGTGGTCCTGGATTAGAGGCTTCAGATCCACGCCTTTGAATTCCTTCTACAGAATCATTAATTGCAATATTCAAGTTATTTTTAGGAAGTTGACTCTTGAATACCTTAAAAGCTCCACTATTAATCCAAGTGTTTGATTGAAAATAATTGTTAAATGCTTCTATAGTCTTGGGTTGAAATCTAATTCCAGAATCTGTTGCAATTGCTGTAAATAATCTTGTGCGATCATTTTCCTCCTTTTCCCTTGAAAGTAGGTCAAATTCACTCTGTAAAATAGTAAAGAATACAGTTAAGATTGTAATATCCCTTACAATTGTTCTGAGGACTTCCATTGGCACGATAGTTCTCTTGAAAAAATTAAACTTCCACCAGGTTTTACGCTGAGTATTTATTTGGCCTCTATTCATTGTTGTTAGTCCCATTGCAGATTCTTTCTGGAAAAACGCTTCACCGTTACCAAGACTCATTGCTTTTATCATTTCAAATGTTTCAGGTCCAGCTACTAGTAAAATATTGTTACTCAGAATAATTGTAAATTTCCTTACCATCTCAGTATTTATAGGCAACTTCTTTTCAATCGCAATCTCTTCGATTACTTTATATATATTATACATTCTTTCCACTTCACCCTTAATCATGATAAGGTTTACCCTAAGCTCTTCATTTAGTGCAGTCTGTCTTAGAATAACACCCGTGATAAGTGCTACTGCCGCAATTGCAGCAGTTAGAGGAAATGCTAAACTTGCTCCTGCTACAGTTACTCCACCTGCAGTCACACCTGCTACAACACCCGCTGCAGTAAGATAGGTCCCTTGTAGAGCAGAGGCTCCAACACCAACTGCTTCTCCCTTAAGACGCATATCAGAAAAATTCGCAACTAGGGATTTAATATAAGATATTACCGCCGGCCTATCATATTTAAGAGGTTCCACTAATTCTTGTTTAACTCCAGCATTTTCTAATACAGGATCTAACTTAGACTCAATGGGTAGCTCGGGATAGACTATTTTCATTAAATTATTCTGGTTACTCATCTATATATTAAGCCGAAATACCGTTGCCCATTTTATTGGGTTCACCCTCAAAAGGCAGAAACTAAACGTTTGCCGGCTTTCTAAAAAGCCGAATACATTCCAGGGTCTGATGAATCATTAGCCATGATACCCTGCATAAATTCACCACCATTCTGAGCAAATTCAGGAGTAAATGTCTGTAGTGCATTGCCTGCTTGTGATGCTGAAGCTGATGCAATACCAGAGGCCTCAGCAATACCTCTTGTAGAGTTATCAGGTCCAGGCTGGAACATACGTTCAGGGTGTCTCAAGCGCTCAGGAATAGCTGCAGATTCCTCATTAGGAGCATAAGGGTCATTTGCTACTTCAGGACTTGTCATACGCTCTTCAGTATAATCAGGGGCCTGATTGGGTGTAGAAGGTCCTCCAGGGACTACGTTACGGGCAGGATAGATTACCGGCTGATGTTGAAGAACAGGTGCTGGAGCTGATGTATTTAAACTCTGAAATCCCTCTCTCGGCATAAACCAGAGAATGGCACTTAGAAGAAATAGTAAACCTAAAAGTAGACCAATGCGGAATGACATCTGAGGCATTGCTAGGAAAAAAATTAATGTATTACGCCGGGAATCAGCCTGGAGAAAAATGACCGTTTAAACTTTTTTTCTTATCCCTTTACAGATGTCTTGGCTATGTGTTCCTAAGCCTAACGTTAATGTTCCTCCTAAGCTAAAAGAGCTAGAAGTTACGGTTCGATCCGTTGCACTCGATACGGTAACTGCGATTTCTTCTGAGGTTGAGAAGGCTCTCCCCGTGGTTGTTGCCGAGGTTGAGAAGTCCTTTGCTTCTGCCCTTGATTCCTCTGTGAATAAGACTTGTCTACCTGCTGGGTTTTCACTCTTTGGTTTCCTTTCTCCTCTAAAGAATTATTTGTATAATAGGGTTCCTGTTCTATCCTCCATCCCCCCACCTGAAACAGTGCTGGCAAGTGTTGTTGTCCCTGAAGTCCTTGTGAAGAGTGTATCTGAAGTGGTAGCTGTTCCTGATGTATTACTTGAGCAGGCATCCTCCATGGTG